GCGGACATGCACGCCAGAGAGCGGAATGCACATCACCGGTCGCGGCGATGATCGCTGCGCACCTCCCACTGATGGAGAAATCAAATGTTCCGCTCTGCACTTTTGTCTTTGACCGTGCTTGCCCCACTGGCGTTTGCGACATCCGCTTCTCTGGCACACGGCAACGGTCCCGTCTTCAGTCAAGACCATACACGGGTCTATCTTCCTCACGGCATTCCGTCGAATGACGGTTTGGCCAAACTCCCCTGGAAGCTTGCGGATTGCCGGCCAGGCCATTGGCCCTGGTGGTGTGACTACGGGTATCAAAAGGCCACAATGTTCCCCTTCATGGGATATACGGTCGCCGCGCTGAATTCGAATGTGGGTCAGATGTCCCAGGCGATGCAGGTGACTGCGCAGACCAACCTCGCGGTTTCCGGTCTCTCGGTCGGTATCGGCTATATCTCGGGAACGAACAGCATCAATCTGGCGATCTATAGCGACGCCGGCGGGGTTCCCGGAACGCTGCTTGCGTCGGGGGACGCGGCAGGACTGCCCGCGTTCGGGTCATGCTGCGACCTTCCGAGCGTCAAGTTTCGCAGGACCAAGCTGACCGCCGGCACGCCTTACTGGATCGTGGTGAGCACCGACGGCGAAAGTCCCGACACCGTGGTCGCGGCGGAAGACAACACAATAGATGAAGTCGATCCTGCCAGCATGGCCTACAATACCGGATCAGGCTGGACGGCGTATCCGGGCCTTCCGGCCTTCAGTTTCAGCTTCATCAAATAGCCGACCCGACACGTTCCATCGAAACAAATCCGCACGGCAAGACGGCTCGGTTTCAGACCTTTCCCGAAGGTGGCGATGTACTTCGCCACCTTCGTCGTTTGTCGCCATGCCTTTATCAGTTCCTGATGCCTTGTCTTGCGTACCCACTTCGTCAAATTAAAGAGTTGCATTCGAACGGTCCGGGAATACGGCCAGCCCATCGCGAGGAAATGACGACCTACTGCGACATCAAAGGAATTTCGGTCGCTCCAATATCCCGGCAAAATGGCCTGCCAGAATTTCCTCTGCCGGGCCATGTACCGCATCAAAAATTGATGGGCGGCGCTTACTTCTTACAAACCGATACCAGCTTCATTGGCGTGCGTTAGCAGCCGCCATTCGCGCCGAACATCGCGTCGCCCTCATTGGGAGCGGATCCGTTGGCATAGTCGAAAATCCCTCTCCCCAACGTGCCGTTGTCGGCACGCGCGGTGATCACGAGAAAGCCGAGGTTGCCCTCTCCTTCCGGCACATCGATCGTCGCTACAAGCGTGTTGCCGATGAGCTCGAACTGGCCGCCGGTCGGATTGCCGAAGCCGCCGCTCAGCGATGCTTCGCCGCTATGCTGGCGGCCAAGGCTGTCGTCATCGTTCAGCTTCATGCAGTAACTACCGTTGGAGAGCGAATGTGTTTTCGATATGGTGACGGGCTAATTGCCCGTGAAACTCAATGCAGATGCGGAAGCGGCGTTCGCGGACGTGACGGCCGTCACGGCGGCGGCGAGCAGGTTCAACCTATGCATGGTTTGGCACTCCTTTCGGGGCATCAATCTGAAACGACGTGTCCCCGATGCTGTTTATTCCCTCCGCGCCCCGTTGCCCGGCGCCACACCGCAAGTCGTAAGTTCACCGTCAACACGAGTCGCTGTACGCATCCTACATTGATGTTGCGCTTAGGCTACAAGGAGCCCGCAAAATTGCGGGCGGGAGTCTGCCATCGAGCCTCCGGCGACGCGAAAGCGCGCCGGGCGGCGCACCCGTAGGAGCAGCGATGCTGCGGGACCGAGTGTGATCGCCGGAGGCTCATCGTTTGCGAAGCGAAGCGCAATAACCGCGCCATGGATGGAAGCCGAATGGCCGGGACATGTATCGAGCATCCGCGCATCAAATGTTGAAGAGGGCTTCAATCCGTCGGCCGCAGGCGCCTACGGATTTCTTTCGCTTCGGACTCCGAGACCGGTCCGGCGCGATTGCCCCACGCGTTTCTAACGTAGGTCGCGACCGCGCCAAGCTCGGCGTTCGACAGGCTCGGGAAGGCCGGCATCGAATAACCGATCGGTTTTCCCGGCGTCGGCACGGATTGCGAGCCTTGTAGGATCACGCGAACAAGCGTAGCTGGATCTGGCTGACTCGCAATGGAATTTCCCGCCAATCCCGGATAGCTGCGAGTATCGGCGCTCGACAGGCGCACGCGTGCTCTCTGGCCGTTCATCGTGAAAATCTTCGCCGATGCTGGCTACCAGGGGCCGCGTGTGGCGCTGGCCGCGCAGAGCACCGGCAATTGGCTCGTCGAGATCGTCAAACGCAGCGAGCTGCACACCTTTGCAGTGGTGCCCAAACGATGGATCGTCGAGCGAACGCTCGGCTGGATCAGCCGCAATCGCCGCCTCATGCGCGACTTCGAACGCTATGCCAGAACGGTGGTGGCATTCACCCGATGCGCCATGATCAAAATCATGCTCAGACGCTTGACCAGATCAACATCCTGCTCGTGAATCACAACTTGTTGGATGGGCTCTTGCTGCACGGTTGGCCACGCGCGAAGCGCCTGACCGCGTCGCAAAGCAATTAATCCGACATTTCTCAGCAGCAACGGTTTGAGGTCATCAGACTGCTGTACCCTGTTCACAGCGGATCACAGTAGTAACCGGTGCGTTTCGTACTGAAGTAAGCGAGGAGCGTTCGGATTTGCCCAGTACGACCCATTCCCACCAGCGTCACGGACAATGGGTCGTCGCCGCCCATGCGACCCTGCACTGCTCAATTGGCTGCGTTATCGGCGAGGCAATCGGCTTGATCCTGGGAACTTCGTTCGGCTTTTCCCAGATCGCCAGCATGGTGGTCTCAACCTGCCTCGCTTACATGGCGGGCTTTTCGCTTGCGATCTTCCCTATAATGCGACGAACGGGACTGGACTTCAGATCGGCTTTCGGTGCGATCTGGATCGGTGAGGCGATTTCCATTGGTGTGATGGAACTCGTGATGAATGCTATCGACTATCACATGGGGGGCATGAGGACAGGCTCGATCTTCAACCTTCGCTTCTGGATGGCGCTCGCGTTGGCTACTGGGGCGGCATTCTGTGCGGCATGGCCGGTCAATGCCTGGCTGATCGCCAAACAATTACGGCAGCATCATTAGCCGCCTCTTCCTCAACGCCCGCCAGAACGACACCGCTACTCCGCCAGCCACGATTGGGTTTCTTTCCACCAACATCGATGCTGTCGCGAGAGTACGGAACATGAAATAACCACCTCGACTGCGCGCAAGGAACGTGATCTCAGAGAATTTTTTCTTTGTCATAGTGCTCAGTGCAATAACCGGCGTTTAAACTGCTTATACGACGAATTTTGTTTAGCCCGACATGCGCGAATGAACATGTCGGCGTGTACTAACACCATGTGAAAGACATCCAGAAAAGCAGATCCTCAAAACATCAATCGAAGTGTCCTCAACGAATGAGCCGCTTATACTCGCGTTCCGGGATGCCATAAAATGGACCGGCCACCTTCCGCAATCCATCCCGGTCGACGAGAACGATAAGGCCGTTCTTGGGACTTTCGATCAAGCCTCGTTTGGTAAGTGCGCGGAGCGATTCCGTAACGCCGGGACGACGAACACCCAACATCAGCGCCAAAAATTCGTGCGTCAGGGAGATCGAGCTGGCAGGGACTCTGTCGTATGCCATGAGAATCCAGCGTGCCAGACGGGATTCAACATTCGCTTTCGCGTTTGCTACGGCTGCATGAGTGGTCTGAATTCCAAATGCCTGGGCATAGCGAAGCAGGAGCATTCGCAGCGTCGGACTTTGATCGATCGCCGCATTTAGGTCGTCGGTGGCTATGGAGAAACCACTTCCGCCGATTTGCATATAGGTGTGATTGGGCGATCTATCGCTACCCATGATCACGGCAAGCCCGGAGACCCCCTCGCAACCAATAAGTCCAACTTCGATCTGCGTGTTGCGATCACTGATTGCAACGACCGACGCGATGCCATGGTCGATGAAATAAGCAGTCCGGAACGGAATATTCGGTCGCTCGAGATCTGTGCGAACAGGCAGCGAGAGCTGCAGGAGGTGGGGGGTCAGCAACGCCAGGTCTGAATCCGACATGGCCTTCAGAAGGCGGTTGTTGGTGACCGGTCGCGGATCGGGAGCGACGGACTTGCGCGATCCAACCCTGGCGCGTTCCCTCTGGGATTTCATGCGCTCTGCTTCTATTGGGGCAAGAGCGCAATTGTCTCCCAGTCTTCCGGGCCCTGGCGATGCCGGATGATGATTGCCTTATACGCCCAGGCGAGACAAAATCCTAATTGTGAAATTGTACGAAATCGTACATTTTGGCGGAACAAGCCAGACCTGCGCCCGTTCACTCCGGCGCGTAGCAGTTCGGATAGCAAATGGAGCGTCTCCTGGTGAATTCGTCAACCCGTCGCGCCATGGTCCTTGTCGTGGAGGACGAGGCGCTTGTTCGGATGGAAGCTGCCGATTATTTGCGGATGGCTGGATTTGCAGTTCTGGAAGCCACAAACGGGGAAGAAGCCCTCCAGCTTCTCGATGTCCATGCGGAAATCGATGTCCTTTTCACCGATATCCGCCTAGGCGGGCAGATTAACGGGTGGGAGGTAGCGGAAGCCTTTCGTTCCCGCCATCCGGATATTCCAGTCCTTTACACCTCAGGAAACTCGATATCGCCACCTCGCAACGTTGAGCTAAGCCGATTTTTCTCCAAGCCTTACCGACCAGAGGAGATCGCCGCCGCTTGCCACATTTTTTGTGAAACGCGGCCGTAATCGGCAGCGGGCTTCGTGCCGGTTTTCTGCGTCGGACATTTTTTCCTTCAGAGGTCCGGCCGGGCAGAAATCTATGGGTCGCGGATTGTCCGGCACCGTACAGCCTAAGCGCTTGGATGCAGATCGAATATCGGTAAAAATCTGAGCGGGCGGTGGCCGTTTCGTTGGGTGAAGCCTTCGGTTGGGTCTTTCCGTCTGGTTTCCGAAGCTGCACGACAGATATCCATTGTGGGAAAGAATCAACAGTTTAGCCCGTTGCTAGAATCGATTGATCGAGCTGTGATTGCGACAGGTCCCGATCGCCGAATTGTCTATTGGAACACCCTCGCCGAAAGGCTTTACGGATGGACCGCCGACGAGGTCTATGGAAAAGACATTCTTGAAATTACACCGTTCGAAGCCGCGACTGCCCGCGAGATCACAGAGCCTTTGGAGAATGGCGGCAATTGGTCGGGCGAGTTCACTTTGCGCCGAAAAGACGGTTCTACACTTCCAGCTTTCGTGTCGATCACCACCATTCGTGATGAAGCGGAAGCGCCGGCTGGCGTTCTGGGACTCTCGTACGCGATTGCAAGAAAGAATGAGGATGGAATTGTCACCGACAGACCAGCTTCCACAATTAGGTCTGATGCCTCTCGGTCCGCGCCGCCCGAAATCGACCAGGCACAAACGATCAATCCCCACCACGAAGTCGTGTTTGAAAATATGTCGGAGGGAGTTGCGCTTTGCGAGGCTATCAGGAATCGGGATGGCCATCTGATTGATTACGTCATCCTTGCTGTCAATCCGGCCTTGCAAGGGCTTCTCGGCGTGGGGCCTGAAGTCGTGGGCACCAAACTAAGCGATACGGGCGACAAGACGGAGCGATGGCTACAATTGTGCGACAACGTTCTGCGAACGGGCGAGCCTAAGCGGTTTGAATTTGAAAATAAACTCAACGGCCGCTGGCACAATATTCAGATAAATCGCGTCAGCGATGATCGAATGGCGCAATTCTTTTGCGATATAACCGACAAGAAGCTCGCGGAGGCTCGCCAACAACGGCTTGCCGAAGAACTCAATCACCGCGTGAAGAACAACCTGGCAATGGTTGCTGCGGTCTTGCGGATGCAAGCCAAAGACGCTCATCCCGAGGTTCGCGAGCAATTGCTTAGGGCCGTTGGCCGCGTTCAGAGCATCTCCGAGGTTTATCGCAGCCTATTGGTCGACCATCGACGGTCTGTGGTAAACTTTGGCGCCTATCTCGAAGAGTTATGTGCCAGCCTTGCTGCTTCATTGGTGGATGATCCGGGCCGCGTCATTTTGAATGTTGAAGCGCAACCGGCCGAAGTTTCCGTCGATACCGCCGTTCCCCTCGGTATGGTCGTCAACGAACTGGTCACGAACGCTGTCAAATATGCCTACCCGCCACCGGAGCGCGGCCAGATTAGCGTTCGCTTCAAGAGATGGGACGCTGATTGCATGTTGGAAATTGGTGACTCGGGAGCCGGTCTTCCCCAAATTTCAGAGGGAAAGTCGCTCGGTCATGGGATGAAATTGGTGCAAGCCTTGGTGCAACAAGTCGGTGGCCAACTGGAGACCATGCATCACCCCGGAGTTACCTACGTAATCCGATTTGCAGCGGCATAACACGGGCAATGAACCGCCATTTGCGTTAGCCGCAATTTGCTCCGAATTTTCTCAAAAAGGGTCAACTATTTGCGCATGCAATGGAAGTTACTAATGCGGAATCATTGGTTCGATCGAGGCCCATACTCGGCCGGCTAGAGCGTTTCACGGGTTGAGTGAATCGGGCGGGGTTCGCAAAGGCTGGCGAGTCTGATTCAAGATGCTGGCTGGAGAGGAGGCCAGCGTCGATGACCCGACCCCTTTCGAATGATCTGCGTGAGCGTGTTGTTGCTGCGGTGGCGGCTGCGCACCGTCGCGCGCGACACCGATAGCGTGCGGACGATCTCCTTGATCGGGCGGCGCTGCTCAAAATAGGCACGCCGAATCTCGCCGATCTTGTCCACGCCAATCATCCCCGTCAGCCCTTCCCGGCCGATCAAGGCCAAAGGGAAGGACGCTGACACAACACGTCAGAGGGGTCGGAATTGGACGCGAAAATCGACCCTCAGGGGGTCAATATTGCAAGCGATTTTACACCAGACGGCGAGGATGCGCACGCCGGTCAATTTTGAACAGCTTGCTACCTCTGGAAGGGGTTCAATTTGAACATCTAGGGAGCGCAGACATGTTGACCAAGGACGAGCACACACGGGTTAGCCAGCGCATTGACGAGATCAGGGAGATTGCGGAAGGGATTTACGACGAGGCTGACCGGAAAGCCGTCTTGGACCTCGTGGAGGACTACGAACGGTTGGCGCTTCCGAAGGGCTGATACAGGCGGCGCGATGATGTCCCGCTAGACTCAACGCGCTACCGTCACTAACCGCCCGACACGCTTCTAACGCTTGTCTAGTGCGCCATGATTGTGAAAACCACGATCATTGCGACAATCGCCAGCGCGGTACTGATCGCGAGAACGTAGCGCACCGTGCCAAGTTTCACGCCCCCGGATGCCGCGCGGCTAGTGATCGTCGTTTGTTCGTTTTCTTGGGCCATGTACCTCCGGCTTGCCCACAATGAGGCAAGGTTTACCGATAACGCGCGAGATTTGAGAACGGCCCCGTTGTCACGCTAGGCGATGCGGTTCAGGCCGGCTATCTCGTCATCGTGACGTGCGAGCGTTGCGGCGCGCGTCGGCAGATGCATCCATTCCGGCTTACTCAGAAGCGCCGCGAATTGCAGGGCGCGGCGCTGGGAAGCGTGCTGCCAAGATTTTTCTGTCGGACGTGCCGCAACAGAGTCAGCGTGATAGTGTCATGCACTTTCACGAAGCCGGGCGGGCGGTATTAGGGCGTAATCACGTCGATACAGAAGGCGGGATTGCGCTGCTGCACTCCATGTTCCGCACCATATTTTGCTCGGTCGAAAAAGATCACGTCCCCATCGATGGTGACTTTAACGATCAAATCATTCGGATGGGACGGGCGAAATCCAATCACGCGATCCTCCAATAAAATCGAACCGTCATCTTGGCGACAAGCACGGGGGCGAAACTCTGATAAGGCGGTCTCCTCCAGACGAGGCTGAGCCCCGTCGGGATAAAATTGGATCAGAACGATTGTCTCACTGCATGAGGCGGGAATTTCAAACTTCCTTTGAAGCAGCATGTAAGCTTGAGGATATCGATACCCATTCGTGTTAGGGTGTTTCGGAAACAACGTGAAGCCCATCTTCTGCCAAAATGGGATTGACGTATGCGGATTGCATTCTATGTGAAGAAAACAAATGTCTTTCGACCGTGCCTCCGCGATGCAGTAGTCCGCAAGCTGCTTGCCATACCCGCGCCCACGTAAGTCAGGACGAACCTCTAAAATTCCCGGCGTTAACAGTCGTCCAGTTTGGAATGCTACTGTTTCACCAGCCTCGCGTAGCACCAGCAGTTGGCCGGCATCGTGGTCTTTCTGTAGAATGCTATGGTTGCACCCAAAGCCATTGCCCGTGCCCTCGCGATCATGCTCATCCTTTAGCCAGCCAAGGATCGCGGCAAGATCGTCCTCCTTTGAAACTGCTATTGTCATTTAAGAGCACGGCTTTCCAAATTGTCAGGACCAAGTGAGACGTCCGGTATTCTTCATGCTCGACGCCTTTGGCCGCGTCGGAAGACCGAGATGCAGTATAGCATTCGACCAACTTTCGGGCCAGCGCTTTCGGGTCACTTGGTCGCTCGCCTCACGCCTCTAGCGCGCACCGTGCAGGCCAACTGGGATGGCTCGACGTTCACGAGCCCGCCTATGCACCCCGGAGCATGGCCCTCTTGTGTGGATCGCTCCTAGCCGCCCTCATCATATGCAAGTAAGATAGCTTCGGCCCTGTTCGTTTTGGGGTCCGTTGCGATCAGGCGCTTGATATGGCGGCTACGAAAACTTGCCTGCAAAATTTCGTCCTCAGTCAAACCAACCCGAACCATGAGATGCAGAACGGTCCGTTGGCCTTTATCGGCACCTTTGGATTTTTCAGATCGGAGATAGGATTCCAGCTTCCGCCGTTTGGACTGTTGGCCGACAATATAGTAGACCCAAGCCGCCGCAGCGGAGATCGCGGTGAGAATGGCTGCTACGTTCGCTGCTGTGGTTAAATAGTCCAATCAACTCATCCTTATCATTCTTCGATGTCATCGAGCGACCGTGCGCGACCAAGGCCAACGCCACACTTTCATCTTATCGATGATGCCACAAACCCTGACGGCACTCGCTCGTAATTCGACAAGCGAAGCGCGGAGAATGTTGCTGCCTCTTTCAGAATCATCCGACGGATTCTTGCACAATTCCGCCACGGAAAAATTGTAAGCAAGGGCTTGCTCTCCGAACTGTTTCAGGAAAAGCAATCTGCGATTGCTGTTTCCTCCCAGCATGTCGGTCACATAAGGCGAGACCGGCACCCACATGAACCCTAGGCTCGCGTCAGGCGCAGGCCGCGCGTCTAAGAATTTAGAAAGGTCCAGTTGACGCGCATCGATATGAGTAATCATCGCTTCGATGCTCTCTCGCGCTACATGTGCATATTGGATGTCATCCAATCGCCTCAGCCACCAAGCGCGGGCCGTCCTGAATAACAGGACAACCGGCGGCCCGAGTAGGGCCAAGGCGACAGTTATGATCACGCCTGCGGCTTGAATGTAGCCAGCTAGGCCGGGATGGCATTCGATCCAATGGAGCCAGTCAACACTACAGAGGTTCCCCGTGCTCATGCTCGATATGGACCCGGCTTCGCCGGTTGTCTCTCCCCTTGCCGACAAACTGGAAATTCTGGGCGGCCCGACTGGGTCATCATTAGCGCACGTCGCCCACGAAGTAGACCGACCACCGCGATTGCGCGATCAAGACAGGATGAGGCTTGAACCCCTCCGCCATCAGCAGCGCCACAATGGGCGCGTTTTCCAGTCGAGCTTTTGCCTTCACGCCGCTACTGTACCGACGCGCCACGACGGCAATCGCATGCCGGATCAACATTCTACCGACGCCATGGCGTCTAAAGGCGGGCAGCGTCACGAGATAAAATATCTCGTGGACGTTCATGACCATAACCCCGGCAAGGTGGTCACCGACTTCCGCAATCCACACCTGTCGGTCGCGGCACTGGGTCCGCACCCATCCCACGTGATCCGGGGAGTCGAAAGTCGGACGAAGTGGGATTTCATCCCTTGCGGTCCAAAGCGTCGCGTGGACGCTCTGGGCGTCACGTACAAGGCCGCGTCGGATTCTGAGGGTCCCGGATTGCATCACCATGCCCCGCCTTCACGCCCGAATATGGGGATCATTTTTGGCCGTGAACACCTCCCCACCCAAACGCGAACGAAACGCGAAACACTATCCCGCAACTATCCCGCAGGAGATTCTGGACCCCCTCGTAACCCCTTGATTTTGCTTGTTATGGATTGGCACCGTTTGGCACGCAAAAATGCGCCCCGAATCCGGCTTCGTTCTCTCAGAAAGTGCTGATTCTATTGGCTTAAATGAATGGTGCCCAGGGGCGGAATTGAACCACCGACACGCGGATTTTCAGTCCGCTGCTCTATCAACCGAGCTAACTGGGCGGATTCATCACCGCGCGGAATTCGTAACAATATTGCTCACATTCCACTGGACTTCGCCGCATAACGAAGCATGCGTGTTGGTGTGATGTGGGCCTGCAAGGCGCGTACATCCGGCTCCAGAGCGTTCCTCCCGCGCTTTGGGGCTCGCTGCGGTAGCGGCGCTGATGCCGCTGATAACGGGGACGCAATGTCAAAATCCACCAAGTCGAAAAGAACCCGCAAGCCGATCAACAAAGCGCGTTCGAAACGCAGTTCCCAAACTGTCCCAAAGCGGTCCCCCGCGAAGCAAGGGAGACTCGCGGCGGCAGCGGCTGCCACCAGCACGATCGGTCAAGTAATTTCCATGCTGCAGCGGCCGAAGGGTGCCAGCATTGCGGAACTGTGTGAAGCGACGGGCTGGCAGGCGCATTCGGTGCGAGGCGCCATGTCGGGCGCGATTAGAAAGAAGCTGGGGCTGACCGTCACGTCCGACAAGATCGACGGCGTGCGCCGCTACCGCCTCGCAAAGTGAGGCTGTCGGTATGCAACAGAGGATAAGGGGCCGGCAGCGTCACGCTGCCGGCCAGGAGGCTGAGTCACCTGTCGAGGCGGAGGTGGCATCACTTTCCAAGCTGTCGATGACCGAACTGCGCATGGCCTGGATCGATCGCTCCGGCGAACAGGCACCGGCAGTCCGCGCACGCTCGCTGCTCCTGAAGCTTTTCGCCTGGCAGATGCAGTCGCAGGCATCGGGCGGCCTGGATGCCGTCACGCTCCGCAAGCTCGATGGTATTGCCGAAGCGCTGGAGCGGGACAGTTCCTTTGAGCCGAAGCTTCGGAAAGGCCTCTCGTCCGGCGTGGTCCTGACACGGGAGTGGAAAGGCGCGATCCACAAAGTCACCGTGACCGCGGATGGCTTTCGCTATCTTGGGAAGGTGCATGGCAGCCTCTCCGAGATTGCTCGTACCATCACCGGCACACGATGGTCCGGTCCGCGCTTTTTCGGTCTCGAACAGAAGGAGAAGATGTCATGACGCGCGTGGTGCGCTGTGCGGTCTATACCCGCAAATCGACCGAAGAAGGACTCGAGCAGGATTTCAATAGCCTGGATGCCCAGCGGGAGTCCTGCGAAGCCTATGTGACGAGCCAGAAGGCGGAGGGCTGGATCGCCCTCAAGGACCGCTTCGACGATGGCGGTTTCTCGGGAGGAACGCTGCAGCGCCCTGCCCTGCAGCGTATTCTGAAAAACATCGAAGACGGCGCTGTCGATGTCGTGGTGGTCTACAAGATCGATCGCTTAAGCCGTTCGCTGATGGATTTTGCAAAACTGGTCGAGGTGTTCGACCGCAGGTCGGTGACGTTTGTATCGGTCACACAGTCTTTCAATACGACGACTTCCATGGGACGCCTGACGCTCAATGTGCTTCTGTCCTTCGCCCAGTTCGAGCGCGAGGTCACGGGCGAGCGTATCCGGGACAAGATTGCGGCGTCGAAGAAGAAAGGTATCTGGATGGGCGGCAACCCGCCCTTCGGCTATAACGTCGCCAACCGCAAGCTGGTCGTCAACGAGACCGAGGCCGATACCACCAGACTCATCTTCGAACGTTATCTCCAGCTGGGCTGTGTGCGGCTGCTCTGTGCCGATCTGACAGAACGGGGCATCATCTCCAAGCGCAGACTCCTTAAGTCCGGCAAGCAAATTGGCGGCACGCCACTCGGCCATAGTGCTCTCAATGCCATCCTCAACAACCCAACCTATCTCGGCCGCACGCAGCACAAGGGGCATTCCTATCGCGGCGAGCATGCGGCGATCGTCCCGCGCGAGCTGTTCGATCAGGTCCAGCAGAAGTTGGCGTCCCAGGCACCGCCCATATCGCGGGAGGCACGCGCGGCCCAGGATGCCATGTTCACCGGCATGCTGTTCGACGACACGGGCGAACCCATGCGACCCACCTATGCCATCAAGCGTGGATCCATCCGGTATCGCTATTATGTGAGCCGGCCGGCCCTGAAGGGATATCCCTCGAAGGCATCCATCCCGCGCATTCCGGCACCCGCCTTCGAGACATTCCTCATGCATGCGCTCGACCGGCTGGGACTCAAATCCGGCGTCCACGCCGACTCCAAACCTGAAGCGCTCCGCCGTATCGATATCCTGGCCAACAGCATCATTCTCTTCCTCGACCGGGACACCGCGCTTGGTCTGTGGCGCACACAATCGCCCGATCTGCTTTCTCTCTCCGACCGCAAGCTCATCGAGGCACGGCAGGGCGCTCTCGAAGCGGGGGAAGTGGTGCGGGAGGATGGCGCTCGGCTCGAACTGACCTTGCCCGTGCGTGCGAAGTTCCACGGCGGGGCCGCGCGCATGACCAATCCTTCCTGCGATACGACACCAGCCACCCATGACGCTGCATTGCTGAAAGCTTTGGCCCGTGCCCATCGCTGGCGGCAAATGCTGCTCACAGGCGAAGTAACCTCCATCGATGAGATCGCCAGACGCTTTGGCCTGGATCGCGGCCATGCCGGCAAGACGCTCAACCTCGCCTTCCTGCACCCCGCCCTTCAGCGTGCCATCGCGTCGGGCGCCCAGCCGCCGACGCTCACTCTCACCCGGCTTCTCGACGTCCAGCTTCCGCTCTCATGGACGGCACAGCAGGCCATCATCGGCCGGCTCTCAACGATGACCACCATTATATAAAGACTGATGTGGCCGGGCGCTCCGAGAGGCCGGCGATCATCACTTCTGTTTTCCGCGAAATATGGCGCTCGCGTCGTGCGATGCGCATGCCACCGTCCGATCGATGGTTTCAATGCTCCGGCGCCCATCGCGTTGCGCGCGAGAGTTACTTCGGTCTCGCGTCTGTATTATAAGGAACCAGAACGGTACGCGCCGTTCGGGGGTGTTGAAACCTCTCATACCCGAAATGTCGTCGAGCGATTTCGACGACGCCTTGATCCATGCGGTCGGGCGCCTATGACGTATGTCCAGGTGTCCTCGGATGCTAAAGGTCACAGGGACCGCGGTATGCGGTTTTCAAACTCCCCGATCACCAGGGAGACAGGTCAGGCTAGGTGGCCAATCCGGTGTTGCTGGGGCTCGATTCTCATTATCGGACGGCAGGTCGTGACAGATCATGGCGGACGGATCGATATCCTGGCAATCGACCGCGCCGGCGACCTTTTCATTGTCGAACTTAAGCGGGACAGGACGTCCCGCGATATCGTTGCCAAAATCCCGGACTACGCCAGTTGGGTCGCGACGTTGCGCACGCCAGTTATTCACGAAATCGCGTATCAGAAGCTTGGCCGGCGTCTTGATCGGGCGTTTTCCGAACGCTTCGAACCTGTCCTGCCCGGCACACTGAACGCCAATCATGGCATGACAATCGTTGCGAGCGAGTTCGACGCCTCGTCGCAGCGTATTGTCGAATATCTTGCCGAACAGCATGACCTCAACATCAACACGGCGTTTTTCAATATCTTCGATGACGGCAAGGGCAGTCAGCTTCTTTCCAGCAACTGGCTGCTGGATCAGGGGGACGTCAAAGAACGATCAGAAGCGAGGACCCGTTCGCCTTGGACCGGTGTCTGGTAAGCCAATGTCAGTCGGGGGCCGGACCGATCATGTGAAGACATGCGCAGATACGGATTTCTTTCGGCAGGCGGGGACGGTTCTATTCCAAGAAACTGGAACAACTCAATATCGGCGACCTTCTTTATGCCTATCAAAAGCAGGCGGGATACGTCGGCCACGGTATTGTACAGCCGCTGCGACTCCGGTTAAGGACTTTACCGTCGACGGAGCAACACTTTTGTCGAAGCCGTTGGTGGAGCCGAGCCTCGGGCGTGATGCAGACGATCCCGAATTGCGCGAATATGCCGTAGGGGTTAACTGGTTCAACCGTTGCCATCAGCGACGCCAAGAGCTTTCCCAAGGCGTTTGCCAATCAAAACATCGTCTGCAAATTGCGAGACCCGGCGACGATAGAATTTCTGGAGCGGGAGTTCGTTGTCACGTCTGTTCCGGCAGCAACGCTGCCGGAACAGACGGCGTTCACAGTTTCCCGTTAAATGGGCACATGAATCACGGTATGGTGCCAATCCCAACTCGAGAATTTGTACAACGCGATTCTGATGATCATGCCAGCGCGTCTCGCTCATCCAACCAGATGATTGTCTGATCGGCAATGTCGATTTCCTTTGCTCTCTGACGCATCCTGATCAGAAGATCCGCGGCATCGATATCGCCAGCCGAGGCTTTTCTCGCGAGCTGCCTGATTGTCAAAGCGATCCGCCGCTCGGTTTTCGGCTGACCGTTTTGCTGATAGTTGACCGCCGTGTTGTCGATCCTCTGTGTGATTTCCAGAAAATTCGCTTTCTTCCGGCCAGCCGCCCCGTAGGGATTGGCACGGTTTTTCGGTTTGAACTGGAATTCTTTTGGCGGGTTCTTATAGCCTACCTTGCCCTCAGCCATGTTCATTCCCACCCTTAGTTGACACGGACTCATGGTCCTTCAGACGGATTTGATATGCTGCGCGGCCCGACTGTTTCGCTGCAAACGCTTTGTAGGCTTCATAAACGTGTTGTGCTTTCCTGCTGCCCTTGCCACCCATCATTACCTTTGTCGCTAGCTGAGTGCATATGATCTCAAAAACCGTAGTCGCGCGGCGCCGGCCATTTTCCGTGAAAGCCACTGACCGGCTGAGCTCCCCATCTATCAATTCGGCGGTGGTTTTTGGTTTGCGTGTATAGCGGCGCTGCGGGTTGCCGCAGTGACCTTTCAGCCATTTCGAATGTCGCGGCGGCTTCTTGTAGCCGACGTCATGGGTCATATCGTTCATGGATGTTCGCTCCGTCCTGCTGCAAGTTCATCAAAGCTTGCGCGAGATTGGTGCCGGGCCGGTTTACCGGTCTTGCGTTGCCAACGCCGGATTGCTGTGTCGACGTAGATAGGATCGAGCTCTATGCCATAACCTCGCCTGCCGACGCGTTCCGCGGCAAGCAATGTCGTCCCACTGCCGACAAACGGGTCCAGAACAATGTCGCCCCTGCGCGTCGCATCTCGCATGGCATCGGCGACGAGCATGACAGGTTTGACGGTCGGATGAAGTGAAAGAAGGTTTTCGGCGCCTTTGCGCGGCCGTATATTCGCGCCCGCGTAATTCCAGACATTCGAGCGATCGCGACCAAATCGGCCCAGCTGGATGTTGTTGATGTGGGATGAACCCGGCTTGCGGTAGACAAAAATGAGCTCGTGTTTCGAACGGTAGAACGACCCCATGCCGGCGGCGGTCTTGACCCAGACACACAGATTGAGAAGCTCAAACGTGTTGGCTTTTGCCGCGGCCGACATCTCGTCCAGGTGACGAAAATCCATGCAGGAAAATATTACCGCGCCGGGCAACGCGTTGTTGCTGCAGTGCCCCATCCAGGCTCCAAGAAACGCCGTGAACTGCTGCTCGTCCATCTCGCCGGTTGCCATGGCAAACTCACGATGCTTTATCGTTCCACTGCCGCAGACATGACCGTCGATTTTGACATTATATGGCGCGTCAGCGAACACAGCGGATGCCTTCTCGCCGGCGAGAACCGCATCGTAGCTCGACGCTTCCAGCGCATCACCACAGTAAAGACGGTGTTCGCCAAGCATGAATAGATCTCCCTTTCTTGAGACGGCCGGCCCTTCGGAAACCGCAAAGCTGTCGTCCGCATCCTGAGGCGGTGCATCTTCCAGCGACTGGATACGAAGGTCGATTTCCGGAAGCTCGAAACCTGTTGCCTGGATGTCGAAATCGAGTGCCATGTCGGACAACTCTTTGAAATTCTGCCCAAGCACTTCCTCATCCCAGCACGACCGTTCCGTGAGCCGGTTGTCCGCGATCTGGTAGGCTCGCACCTGTTGGGGCGTGAGATGGTCGAGAAAGATCACTGGCACCTGCGCGAGACCGATAGTTTTGGCAGCCTCCCACCTTCCATGACCCGCGATAATTGTTCCGCTGCGTTCCGCCAGGATCGGAGCATTAAAGCCGAACGCGTGCTCACTTCGCGCGATTGCCGCGATTTGCTCGCGCGTATGACGGCGAGGATTGCGCGGATCCGGTTTGAGCTCGGAAACAGGCAGATATTCCAACTTCGAAAGCATGTTTTTCATCGTGTCAGTCCTTCACAAGGCGCTGACTGACACATGGCACCAGCCGACAGTCAGCGCGGTTTAGCGCTAAAGCGGCGCCTCAAACGCGTCTCTTCCTGTGGGTTCTGATGCTTGCTTCACTCAAGCAGGGACCGGCGCCCCATGCCCAGTGAAGTCCTCGCCGCTGATAGGCCGTTCTCGAACGACCAAGGATTTTTACGGCGTCGCCAGAGGGTTTTAGACCCGCTCCGACCAAAGCTCAAGCAACTCGGCGACGACGCAGGCAACCGCCGAACGATTGTTACCGCCCCATCCTGGACAAAAAAGATCGGGTATGGCGGGTTGCCATTCGCTCAAAACATTTCCCGATTGGGATTGCGAAATTCCCGGTTCGCGCAAAAGAAATCGCGTTAAGCCGCAGAGGGAAAATCCGGCCAAGGGCACGCAATCGCTTGGCTTTTTCGGAAATGTTCTCCGCTTCATGCCTCCAAATTCGGAAATTCCCGTTAAATTCGCTGATAACCGCGAATTCTGGAGCTTCCGACAAGCAAAGTTTTGCGAACAGCATAAGCCTCCGCACGAACCCCAAACCTCCACATTCGGGAGACGTGGAGGTCTCTGTCCGTTCCGCGGAGACGCGGGACAAAGGTCGGTAAAATTCCCGGATAACGCGCCGGCGATTGCCGCGCCGGAGCATGCGGTCAGGCGCGAATGGCCGCGCAATGCGGCGGGTTTCAGTGGATATTTGGGAGGGACGGAAAAGCCAGATCATTAGTGGTACAGCTGGGTGGGTTCGAACCGCCGACCTCCGGATCCACAATCCGGCGCTCTAACCAACTGAGCTACAGCTGCCCAAAGGCGGCGGGAACCTAGGTGCGCAGCCTGGCGATTGCAAGCTTCCTCAGTTAACGGGGCGCGGGATGCCCGGCAAACCTGCGATCCGCTTGCGAAGCCTCGCCCAAGGCGCGAAAAGTGCGCCGCCGCCGCAACGCCAGGTCCTTGCCCATGCCTTCGATCCAGATTGATCCCGGCCACACACCCCTGCACGCCTGGCGGGAGATCGTTGCGGGTCCGGGCCCGGTTTCCCTGACCGACCCTGCCTGGGAAGCCATCGCGCGGGCCCGGCGGGGGATCGAGGAGGCGCTGGCGCAGGACCGTGCCATTTACGGCGTAAACACCGGGTTCGGGAAACTGGCGCAGATGCGCATCGCGCCGGCCGAGATCAAGACCCTGCAGCGCAACCTTGTCCTGTCGCACGCTGCCGGCGTGGGCGACCTCCTGCCCGACGGCATCGTGCGCCTCGTTATGGCGCTCAAGATCGCGAGTCTGGCACGCGGCTATTCCGGCGTGCGCAAGGCCGTCGTCGAGCAGCTGCTGGCACTGCTCAATGCGAATGTCCTGCCGGAAATTCCGTCGCAGGGATCGGTAGGAGCTTCGGGGGATTTGGCGCCGCTGGCGCATCTCTCCTGTGTTTTGATCGGAGAGGGCCGCGCGCGGATCGATGGCCAGTCCCTGCCCGCGCGCGCGGCACTGGAGAAGGCGGGGCTCGCGCCGCTGGAACTCGAGGCCAAGGAAGGTCTCGCTCTGCTCAACGGCACCCAGGTGTCGACGGCGCTTGCGCTGGCGGGGTTGTTTGGCGCGGAAGCAAATTTCGAGGTGGCGCTGATCGCCGGCGCCTTGTCGACGGACGCGGTGAAAGGCAGCGACACGCCATTCGACGCGCGCATTCATGCCGCGCGCGGCCAGGCGGGACAGATCGACACGGCGGAATATCTGCGCGCCATCATTGAAGGCAGTGCCATACGCCAGAGCCATCGCGACTGCGCGCGCGTGCAGGACCCCTACTCGATCCGCTGCCAGCCGCAGGTGCTCGGCGCCTGTCTCGACATGATCCGCTATGCGGCGGGCATCTTCGCGATCGAGGCCAACGCCGCGACGGACAATCCGCTGATCTTCGAGGACGGCGATGTTCTTTCCGGCGGCAATTTCCACGCCGAGCCGGTTGCGCTGGCCGCCGATGCTTTGGCACTCGCCATCGCGGAGATCGGCGCGCTGTCGGAGCGGCGCATTGCGCTTCTGATCGACTCCACGCTCAGCGGCCTGCCGCCCTTTCTTGTCGCGGAAAGTGGCGTGAATTCGGGCTTCATGATCGCCCATGTCACCGCGGCCGCGCTCGCCTCGGAAAACAAATCGCTCGCCCACCCGGCATCGGTCGATTCGTTGCCGACCTCTGCCAATCAGGAGGATTTCGTCTCCATGGCAACCTTCGCGGCGCGAAGGCTTGGCAACATGAATGCCAATACGGGCCACATTCTGGCGATCGAGCTATTGGCCGCTGCGGAAGGCATCGAGTTCCACCGGCCGCTCCGGACTTCGCCCCTGCTGGAGAAAGCGCATGAGCGCATTCGTGCCGAAGCGCCGCGCTTCGAACGCGACAGGCTGATGGCGCCCGCGATCGACGCCGTATCTGCGCTCACCGCGAACCATTCGTTTGCAGGCTGTCTGCCGTCCGGATTTCGTCTGCCGTCACATCCCGCCTGAACACGCGCCGCGACGTCGGGTTGGCTCCGAGATGGAGCCTACTTCACCCGGGTCACCTTATAGGTCTTGTCGCTGTCGTTCAGCCGCATGTTGTAGCTGCTGATGAAGCCACGATCGATGATCACGGTATTGTCCTTCGCGGCCTTTTTGAACTGCGCGTGATCGGCGTCGCCTTCGATCTGGCGCCAGACCTGACCATTGTCGAGAAAGACGATGAATTTCCCAAACGGCGTGTAGGCATATTCGGTCACGCCAGCGGTGATGCTGTCGACCGCATTGGCCGCAACATCTTCCTTGGCATGCGTCGTGGCGAGCTTGTCGCTGCCGAACGCCTGGGGCGTCGTCTGTTGATCCGGGCTGGCGCCAAACAGGCCGCTCAAATTGAATCCGAACCAAGATTTCTGTTCCTCCACCGTCGGCTGGTGATTGCTCGCGAGAGCGGTCGGAGGCGCAGCCAGCGCATCGCGCACGCGGGGTGTCAGCGCATCGAAGCAGGCGAGCCTGGCGTGGTCGTCGGCAATGGCGCCGCATTTTCCCAGGGCTTCGAGAACGTCGCGCGATGCATCCTGCGCTGACGCGGCACCCGCAAAGAGAATGCCAAGCGCAAAGACCGCGATGCCAACCTTCATCGTCTGCTCCTTCATTGTTCTACCCACGGAAAATCGCAAAAGCCGGCGAACCATAGAAGATCGCAGAGCCGGTTGCGAGGGGCGGAGCCGCCTCTCAAAGACCCGAGACCAGTTTGAACAGCGCTCCACCACTCATGCCGAGAAGCAGAATCGCCGCGGCCAGACGGAACGCCCAGGCGAACACGCGTTCCTTGACCTGACGATAATCCCGCGCCACGCGCTCGCATTCTGCGAGACGCACTGCCAAATCCGGAATGTGCGGCTCGGATTCCAGCCGCAACAGCCGATCGGTCACATTTTGCACGAGAAGACGCGTCTCCTGATGAATGGCGCGCAATTCGCGCGTGACGGCCTTCAGTTCGCCCGTTTCCTCGCGCAACGCCTCTGTACGCTCGATCAAAACGCCCAGCAGGCGCTCGGTCTGGCTGGTCTGCGCGGATGTTGCATTCGCCATCGCGCTTGTCCCTTCCCTCGTTCGAAATCAATCCCTGGCCATCACCGGTGGCAGATGGGCCTACAGCGCGCACCCGCCACCGGCGATGTCCCGTAGTATGGCCGCCTACGCGAGCGGCGCGCCCGTGCCCGCCTTGAACAGGGCGAGCGCGAGATTGACGAGAAGTTCGATCATGGTGTTCCCGGCGCTCTTTCCCGCGGCCTCGACGGCCTCAAGCACCAGATCCTTGGCGTTGGAAAACTTCTCGCTGCCCGACAATGCAAGCATCGCCTGCTGTCGCACGGCGGCCAGCGCCGAGCCCAGGAATTGCCCGACAATGCTTTCGGCTTCGCTCTCGATGCCGGGTTCGATCGTATCCCACAGCGTGACAATTTTGCCGTCGATCGTCTGGAGCTCCTGTCGCCCCCAGGCGATCAGACCTGCAAAGAGGCCCGGCGTGGATGGCGTGATCGTAGAAATGGACATGGCTTTTCTCCTTTTGAAAGGTTGGGGGGTGAAATGGGAATGGCGTGTTCGGTACAAGTTCTGAGCGCAATCAAGGCTGCGTCGGCATCACTCAACAAAACCAAGTGCCTTGGATGCGTCGCTCGCTTGGCGCGCGAAGCAGGGTGAGAAAAATCAGCGCCTATTTGGCCGCAGGATTGTGTGGAGGCTTAGTGGCCACGCGACTTGCACGCGGCCGGTGCTAGCCCCAGCATTCAACAAACATGGGGTGATTCCGTGTCCGAGAATGCAAACTGTGCCATGCCAGCAGCCTTGGATCAGCCAAGCTTTGTCGCGACTATGCGGTCTGGCCCCGGTCATATACCCAGCCTGGATGGCCTTCGCGCTATAAGCGTAATGCTTGTAATTCTGTCTCATACCGTCAGCGCGACCCTGTTTCCTGGCGGCCTCGGCGTACTTGTGTTCTTCGTGATAAGCGGTTTTCTGATTACGCGGCTGATACTGGTGGAATGGAATTCCACTCAGACACTGAGAAAAGGTCGCTTCTGGTGGCGTCGTTTTTGGCGCCTCGGCCCTGCGGTACTCGCCTACTGCATCGCGGTTCCTTTGTGGGCTTTGGCAAATGGGAAAACGGTCCATGCAGTGGAACCGTTGGCGTCAATTTTCTACTTTGCAAATTTCCTATATGCCTACTATTCCGTCTTCAGCCCCACTGGACACCTTCCACTCGAACACTTCTGGTCCCTTTCCGTTGAGGAGCATTTCTATTGGGTATTTCCCTTTGTATTCGTAGCTTGTCGAGGCCGCGCCAATTGGCTGGCTAAAGCGATGTTCGCGTTCTGCGTCACCTGCCTTCTGGCTCGCATTGCGATAGTCAGCGCATGGCCAAGCATTACTCATTCGAGAGTTATTTACTATACGGACGTACGTGCCGATTCGATCGGCTTTGGTGTGCTGCTAGCAGCAATGTGCGAGTTGGAAGCAGGCCGCCGACTAGTCTCGCAACTGACTCGACCTCCTATTTTCCTCGCCGCAGCATCGGGTATCGCGCTATGCCTGCTCGATAGGAATTTGTGGTTTCGCGAAACCGTTAGATATTCCTTGGAAGGTACGAGTATTGCGATCCTTCTTGCGGCCATCTTGTTCTCACCCCGTTATCTCTTCGTCCAGAGGTTATTGAATTATTCTCCAATGGTATGGGTGGGTATCCTGAGCTACTCGCTGTACGTCTGGCACCCCCTCGTTGCCATCGCGCTGCAAAGGTTGGAAACAGTTCTTCCCCACTTGATTTGGGCTGCGGTCGCCATCTCTGCGACGTTTGTGGTCGCATCGATTTCGTTCTACGGGATTGAAGCACCGCTACGAGCTCGCTTTGCTGGAAGATTTTCAAATTGAGTCATCTTCGTTGTGTCCACCGTTCGCGCTCGGCGAGGCGCTGATATTCGTTTGAAGGCCGCCTCCTCAACCAGGTCTTGGAGATACAACTGTTAATTGGCTAACCTCGTCATCGCCACCTCGCAGAATGTTTGGTGGAATGATCTGACAACCTCGGGCCGAATGCGAGCGCGCGTCGAAATGTGGCTCCCGTCGAACTTCAGACGTTTGCCGCTCAGATGTAGGCCGCATAAGCAGAGATAAGATTGCTGAATGCCATGTCATCCGCAGGGATGGCGCCATTCATGTATGCTTTGTTGAAGATAGCCCATCGGTTAAAGGACCAGAAGCCGCAGGTGCCACTCGAATAGAAACCGAACGGATAACAGATCGTCGACGTGCCTTGACTAGTTCTGGACTGCGAACCCGTCGTTTGCGCGAGACTGTTCGGCGAGTTGAGCCCATACCGGTGAGTTTTCGTCGACGCATCGTACGAATACCAAAATGCATAGGTTGTCGCGGTCGCAAGCGCACTCGAGACTGACAATTCCACCGTTCCATTGATCGATGCATTGAGGTTTCCGCTTGTACCGACATAGAGCGCGCACCCCCCGTTCGAACTCGTTCCGTCGCCGTAGATGCAGGAGCTTGTCCCCGAAAACGAATTTGGCGAACGCAATCCAGCAACAATTGAGAACGAGTTGGACATAGCTACTGGTGGGGAACCTATACCGATTCCCCCGGACTGCGTTGTGTAGGTGTTCGTGCTGTTGTTGAGCGTGATGGATTCATGTCCGCTAAAATTCGTGTCGGCGACGTTTTTCGTAACACCGCTGGTGCTCGCCGTGATCGCGTTTCCCAGCGCGTCCACGATCTGGGATTTGCTTGGGTCGATCTTCGAGGCGCGCAGGTAGATCAGCAGATGCGACGACATCTGGGCGAACAGGTCGTCGATCGGGCTGCGGGTGATCTTGCCGTCGAGCGCATTGCCGGTGGCGGTGGCGCTGACGAGAACCGGAACGGGGGCTGTACCCATGATGTGTCTCCTTAGGCCGCGGTCCAGGTGACCTGGTCGTGGCTCAGATAGTTGAACATTGGCGTGGTGCCGGTATCGGTCGAGCTGACATCGGCGGAGCTGTCGCGAATGGTGGTGCGCGGGCCGGTGGTGGGTCCGGGCAGATTGCCGGCCGTGCCGCTGTCGCCCACACCCAGCATGTATTGATGTCCGGACGTGTGGCTTGCAAGCATGGCCGTGATGGTCGTGGCGCTCACCGCGACCGACGACAGGGCGATGTTGGCATTGCCGCCAGTCACATCGAGCACGCGCAAACCAGACTGGCCATTGGGATCGCTCACCACGCTGGTATCGATCGCCAGATTTGAGGTGGCGTTCGTCGTGATGGTGAGCGTCGTGCCGCTGTTCGAAACACCCGTGACATAGAGGCCGGGCACCGGCGCCGCGGCGCGGATCTTCTGCACGGCGCGCGCGATGTATTGCCCGTCGAGCTTGTAGCCATGCGCCGTCTTGTGGATGCTGGTCGCACCGCCGCCGGCCGAATAATTGGCGGTATAGTATTCCGGACCGACAAGCTTGAACTGGTTGGGATTGCTGCGCGCCAGCGCCGGGAACACATAAGCCAGCGCGCAGGTCGCGAGATTGTAGACGCTGTCGGTCCACGAACTCGGCTGCTCGCAGATCAGCGGCACATGCGCAGGCGCCGACCACCCCTGGCTCGCGAAGATTCCCTGAATGGCGCCCTCGATCGCGGCCTGCAGAGCAAGCAGATTGCTCTGGAACCCGCTCGCATTGGTGGCATAGGTGAGATAGTCGTTCTCGCCGATCGAACAGGCGACGCAACATTCCCATGCCCAGCCATTGAAGGCTGCGATCGCGGCGGAGCGTTCGGCTGCGCGCACGAGATCGGAAAACATCGGTGTGCCTGAGAGCAGATTGGTCAGGATCGCGCCGCCGGCCCCGACCGAGCAAAACAGAGCGGCTTCCGTTCCGCCAATATTGCCCGCGGAAAACCATTGCATGATGCCGCCACCATGCGTCGCGCCCTGCCCGCCGGAGACCTGGAATTCGCAATAAGGCTGCAACGCCTGGAGTTGCGCGTCGTCGGTGATGGGTGGGGGCGCGTTCCAGGCGTTGCCAACCATCTGGTTGACCTTGGGACCTCCGTTGAACATCGCGCCGCGGCTGAAGGGCGGCGATGTCGTCAACAATCCGGCCGAGCCGCCGATGGTGAGCGAATGGCCGAGATCGATGACATGGACGAGTCTGGTGATACCGCCCAGCCCTGCCAGCCACGCGCCGGCGCGATAGTCGAACTGGCGGCGCTCATGCAGCGGCGCGTTGCCGCTTGCCGTCGCGTCATCCATGAATTTGACGACCGGCCCCATCTGATGCACGCCGGAAATGCCGCCAGTGGCGGGGTTGCCCCGCGTGGACGCGATGAAGAGATCGAGCCCTGCCCTGGCGGGCGCGTTGTTGGTGGCGCGCAGCGAACCGTCGGCCTTTGCGACATAGGGACAATAATCGTCGAGTGCGCTGGGCGCCGCACCATAGGGCAGGACGATGTTGGCGCTGCCGTCGACGATCGGCATCACGCCATTGCCGGCAGAGAGAAAGGTCGCATTGGGAGACGAAGCATTCCCGCTACCCGTGCCCGCGGCGTAGGCGAAGGCAGGTTCGTCGGCCCATAGAAATCCGGGCGCGGGAATCATGTCGCCGACCGAACCAAGCAGCCGGCCGCCGGCCGTGAGCGCCAGGACCGGATTGCCCGACGAGTCGAACCAGCCGCCGGCAAAAATATTCCCGTCATCCGCCCACATCGCCGGCGCATTGGCGGCGATCTGGCCGATGATGGCCGCTTCGGAGGATTGGGCACGCGCCACTTCGCCGGTCAGGCTGGCATTGGTGGCCGAGAGCGAGGCGTTCAGGCTGGCCAGTGTGAAGCTCGAGACCTGCGTCCAGTTGCCGGAGCCGTTGCCCGTGCCGGTCTTCAGCCAGGTGCCGTCATTGGCGGATGTGCCGTCATTGTAGACGGTCGCATTGGTGTATTGCGCATAGTGATTGGCAGTGTCCTGGGCATAGAGCGCGGAAAGCGTCTGCGCGCCGATATTGCCCGCGGTGTTTTGCTGGGGTGCGGTGATGATGTCCCAGATCGCATTGGCGCTGGTGGCGTTGGCGATGACCACGCAGATCAGGGAGAAATATTGCCCCGTCGTGGCGAACAGACCGCCCGGTGAAACCAGCGTGGCGCCGCTCGCGGCTGAAGCAGTGACCAGTCCCGTTCCGACCTGCACGAGCTCGACGCTGAATCCCACCGGCATGGTGGCTGGCAGGGTAACGGCCACCGCCGCGGCGCTCGTGAAGAGAAGCAGATCGTTCTGGTCGGTCGCTGCTACCGCATAGGCGGTGCCCGGCTGCACATTGACGCCACCGCCCGCGATCGGATTGAGAGTCACGCAGCCCGCCGCCACCAGCGCAAGCTGATCCGCCGCCGAGCCGTTCGACACGACGATCAGGGCGTTCGCATCCGAGAGGTAGGTCGCGCCTGAGGGAAGCGAGGCGAAATTCATGTTCGCTGCCGGCGCAAGCAGGAAGACGGGTGTGTTTGCCATCAGGAATGTCCTTGGATGATTGGGCTGTTCACGGTGTGTCGAATTCGACGCCGCCCCAGGACGACGTGCTGGTGGCCGATGTGCTCCACACACCCTGCACGGCGCAGTTCGTGCCCGCGGTCACGGCGGAGCTGTGCGCGTTGTCGTTGCAGGTGGTTGCGGAGCCGGTGATCTGACAGGTGATTCCGGTCGATGTCAGCGTGCCGGGCGATGCACCGGTCATGATGGTGGTCGTGACGGTGTTGCCGGCACCCGGCGAAGCATTCAACTGGACAAAGAGATTCTTGAACGTCCCTGCATAGGGAAGCAGAACCTGCCCGCCGGAGCCAGGGGTCCATGCGCCGACGCAGCCGCGGAACTTTGTGGTGTTGGAAGCTTGCGCCGCACTATCGCCCCAGCCGAGCGGCGATTTGGTGGATGGCAGGCGCGACGAGGAGATCGTGCCGGAAGTGATTTCGCTGCCGTCGATGCTCTTGCCGGTGAGCGTCTGAACGTCGGTTGTGCCGACAATGGCTCCGGAGGGCAGCGCCTTGCCACTGTCCGCCGCCTGTTGCGGACTGCTGGTCGCTGCCAGCGCATCATTCGCCGTGGTCGATGCGGGCGCATTGATGGGACTTGGTACCTGGCCGGCGAACGCAGAAGCGGCGCCCGCCAGCCAGAGAAGCAGCGTCAGAACTCGCATATCGATTCCATTTCAAAGGGAAGTGCTGTCGAGAGAACACCAGGTGGTCAGGACGTTCTCAGCCAGTTGGCGCCATTCCAGCGCAATGCGCTCCAGCCGCCATTGACGCTCACCGTGTCCACGACCGTTCCGCCATTCTTGATGGTCCAGTTGTACGTCGCGGCGTTTGAGCCTTCGTCGGTGACCACAATCCGCTGGCCGGATGTCAGCCCGCTCGTGGGCAAATCGATCTCGAGGGACGCCGTCGAATTCGTGATGTCGACATAGGAATCGGTGGCTGTGAGGGCCAGTGTGCCGCCCGCAATCGTCACACGCCGGCCACGCGTCGTAAGCGGCGGATTGGTCGTCGCGTCGACGCCTGATGTAGCGGACGAGGTTCCCGCCGCATTCTCGGCCTCGAGAAAATAGGTGTAGCCCGCCAGATCCGGCAGACCGGAATCGGTGTAGTTAAGGGCATTCACCTGCGAGATCTGAGCGGCGGCGGAAAACGGCTGGCCTGTCCCCGGCGCGCGAAACACGCGGTATCCCGTGACGTTGTCGTCGGGCGGATTGGCCGCCCAGGCCAGTAGCACAGTGCCCTGCCCGCCCGTCGCCGCCAGTCCCGTGGGAACGGTTGGCACGCCGCCCGTGCCGCCACCGTAGCCCGCACCTGTGGGGGAATAGGCGTAGGCGGTGACGCCTGAAATGTCTTCGAGCGACGTGCCGAAAATGTTGTAGCTCTGAAACTTCAAATAAATCGTTTGCCCCACATAGTGCAGGGGCAGGTCGTAGGCCAGGAGCGAGGTGGGGAACTGTCCCAGCTCTTCCTGCTGGACGCGCGTGACAAAAGCGCCGCTCGAAAAGGCCTGCACCGACGTGCCGTAAAGACCGCGCCGCAGATAGGTGAGATCGTCGGCATAGGCACCCGTCGCCGCGACCGTGCCATAGGCGATCAGCTCCCCACCGGCCGGCACGGTCCCCGTAAAGGCGGGCGTCAGCAGGCACAGGGTGCGAAACGCGTCGGCGTCGGCATGCGTGGCGCTGGTCGGAAGAATGCCCGCACTCTCCATAAGGTCGATCGCCAGCGTATCCACTGTGTCGGGATCGGCATGGCTCGTCAGATTGGCGGTGAGCTGGCCCTGAAGAGCCGGCGCCGTGATCGTGCCGATCTGCGAATAGGTCGTGCCATCGAAAGAGAGATGCACGATCGCGCCGCCCCAATTCGGGCCGCCGGAAGCGGCGCACCAGATCTGCGCCACGCCATTCGTCAACCCGCTCGAAGGTTCGAAGATCGCGGGCGGATTGACCGGTCCCGGATCGACCAGCGTATCGATCGGCACATTCGTGGACGAATTCGTATTCGAGGCAACCGCCGTGCCGATTCCGCCGGGAAACTCCTCCGCGACAATGGCGAGATTGCCATCCTCATCTTCGTCGATCGTCTGGATGCGCACCGGAAAGCGCTCCAGCCCGATATGCGCATCGCTGAGCGAGACGAGATCGCCCGGTTCCAGCAAGGCAAACTCATAGCCCAGCGTGAACGCATATATGTTGCGGATATAGGCCTGCCGTTGTCCGACCAGCTGCGATACGATGGCGGCAATTCCCATGTCGCAGATTTCGTGCGCCTCCGTCACATCGGCGTCGATCTGGCCGAACTGATCGACAAGCGCCTGGTCCTGCCACTCGACCGGCGCCGCGTTGTAGGCATTGCCGCGATCCATGATCTCGATCTTCACGTGGTTGGGGCAATCGGCGGGATCCGCGCGCGTCACCTGGACGGGACCGCCGCTGCCGCTGCGATCTGCGATGAAATCATCGTAGGTCAGATCATAGGCGACGGTCAGATTCGGCACGTAGGCGGTGCCATTGCCGCTGACGCTCGAATCGCCGAGCGGCACGAACACGAGACTGCCGCCACTCCAGAAGATCCAGCTGTTCGACAACGACGCCCAGCGATCGATGATCTCGCTCACCTGTTCCTGCGTGTCGAGTACGGGCGAGAACAGGAGCCCCTGCGCCTGGCAATAGGTCTTGTAGCTGGCGAGCGATGTGGCATCGATCTGCGCGGCGTTGAGACCGATCGCGTATTGGGGATTGGTCAGAAAATCTTCGATGATGTCGGCCGGATTGGCGTCGGGGAAGTTCGGCATCGTGCCGGATAAGGCACCGATCACCTCGAAACTGTGATTGGGGAGCGACGCCGACGCGCCAAGCTGGTAGCTGGAATCGCAGACATAGGCGAGACTGGAATAGGAGAGCGCCTGCGCGGGATAGGCGCTGGAAAGATACGACCATGTCGCCTGCCCCGCCGCGCCCGTGAACAGAGTCAGGCCGATTTTGGCGAGCGTGGTGAGTGTGCGGTCGGTCCAGACCTGGCCGATGCCCTGGATAGGCCCTTCGCACAGACCGAGGATCACAGCGGCCGAGTAGGTGTAATTTCCGCTTCCCTTGCCGCTGCCGCCCCCTTTGCCGCCACCGCCCTTTCCGTTGCCCTTGTGGCTCTGGAAATTGTTGAACCAGACGATGTTCGGCGACATCCGCGTCTTGCCCCAGACGAGCGCGACCGCTACGCCTTGGGCACTCGTCTGAATCTGCAGTTCCGTGTAGCGCGTCGGTGTCGTCGCGTTGGTGGCGCCGCTGAAAAAAGACATGGGTGTGTGACCTGGATCTGGAAAGGAATGCGCGATGGAACGGCGGCCCCATCCCCTGAAGGAAATCGTCGACTTTCAGATGTCGGATGACGGCAAGAAGTTCGCCGTCAGGCTGGTGACCGCCGACGGACCCACGCTCGATATCGAAATCCCGGCGATTGAAATGGGCGCCCTTGTGCGCTTCTTCGTGATGAATGCGGCCGAACTCGCGAAAAGCCGCCCCGTCAACGAAGAGGAGAGCGACCCGGCCCATGGCCAGGTCACTCCGATCCCCACCCAGGCCATCGGTCTTGCCCAGGGTGCCGTACACTCCGAACCGCTGCTGATTGTGCAGCTCTTTGGCTTCGACCTCGGCTTCGAGGTTCCGATTACCGAACTGTCGCGCCTGTCGGCCGAGTTTTCACAAGCATCCCTGCTCATGTCCGCCGACGTGACCCGGCCGCAATAGCGGCTGTTGCCACAAATCGAATATCTTTCGGGGCCGCGGCGCCCCGTTTCGAAGAAAGCACAATTCGCAATCGTGGAGTGGCGATAAGGTCACGCGCCCGTCCTTGTACCAGGCGTGAATGACGTGTGCCCCGTCCACCACCAACGCGCCGTGGCTGAAGCAACGGCCGACGCGATAGACCATGACGTCGCCGGCCTTCGGAGCGCGCCGGACTTCCACGCCGAGGCCGGCGATCCAGCCGAGGAAACGTTCCTCGTCGCGATGCAGATGCCATTGCGGCGGATAGGGCCGCGGATCGAAGGGCGCGATCAGTCCCGTATCGGCGAACACCCGGATGAGCAGCATCGCGCAATCCACGCCCTGCCCTTTGATCGCGGTCTGATCGCGAAACGGCGTGCCCAGCCACGTCATCGCTTCCGCCACGACCCTGGTGCGTTCGTCGGCTTCCCGGGCACTCACACGCCGAACTCCGCCTGGGGCACGAACGGATAGCCGCGGAAATGCTGCAGATTGTTGTAGGTATTCTGGCACGTGGTCATGTTGCGGTCGCAGCCCTGCACGACCGTGAACGCATCTCCGGCCGAAGGCGCGTTGTAGAGCGGATAGGTCAGCGAAAGGCCGGTATTGGTCGCGAGCCTGACCGTGCAAATCTGTCCCGCCGCAGCGCCATCGAGCATCGTCAGTTTGCCCAGCGTATACAGCGCGGGGTTCGTGGGGATCACGCCCCAGGTGACATTTCCAGCCGTCGAGCCCGCGCCTGCATTGCCGCCGAGCGCGAAGGCCGATTCGCTCAAGGCGCATCCCGCGTCGCAGAATGTGTGCAGACAGGTCGTCTGGTAGAGGTTGCGCGGCGCCTGCTGGTTCATCAGCACATTGTCGCCCTTGGCCGTGAGCGTCACGCCCTCTGCGTCAATCACGGCATTGCTCTGCCGACCATTGAACAGCAGCACGGCGCCGAGCGACGTGTCGCCCGGCACGGGCATGAACGCGCGATCCAGTTCGATCCGTGCGCCATCGAACAGGCCGTTGTGAATCTGCCGCTTGAGGTTCGAAAGAAGCGCGTCCTGCGCCGCCAGGCGCAGTTCGAGTTCCGGTACCTCCACCGTGTTGCGCACTGCGAAGCGATTGCGCGACACGAGCGGCGCGCCGTCTCTTGCGCACAGCCATGTCTGGCCGCCCACGACGAGGCTGCGATCATAGGCGGTCCAGCGCCAGGCCGTGCCGTCCAGCAATTGCACGGTGAACAGATCGCCCATGTGACACGGCGTGCGCGCCGCGAGAAAGGCGATCAGTTGCGCACTCGCCTGTCGCATGAGTTCTGCCTTTTTGACGATCCGGAGGAATGCGTGCTGCAGCGAAACTAGAATCGCAGGCTCTGCAGCGTGACCTTGTTGAGCGTCCAGAGCTGATGCATGAACTTCTCGAAATCGAGACTGTTGGCCTGGAAACGCACATAGTGGAAGTAGCTCATATCCACGCTGAGCACGTGACCCGCCGGCGGCGACGCGTTGAACATGAGCTGCTGCTTCACGGGCGTCGCGGTCGAAACCGAAAAGCCGAAGACCGGATCGGAAATCGCCACGGGCGTGGTCGAACCATCGACATAGAGTCTGAAGGGCTGCAGCGTATCCACGCAACCGATATGGCCCGTGCCGAAGAGGCCCAGCGCCGGGTCGTTCGCGCCGATACTGCGCACCAGATCGTAGGACGCGACACCAGAAACCGTCGTCGCGACAGGCTGCCGGAATACGCGCCAATCATCGTCATCGTGGAACTGAAAACCCGCGAGCGAGCCCGTGCAGGCGAGAAACAGGCCCTGAATCTGACGCAACTCGTCCCAGTCGCGGCCATCGCGGCGGCCGTCGCGCAGCAGCTCGTAGGTCAGATCCCATTGCCAGAGCGGTTCCGACCAGTAGCTCATGCGCACTTCGCCACCCGACTGGTGACTCTGCACGCTTACCGCATGTTGAGGCCTGCGGACCTTTGCATAGGAAAGCCCCGGCAGATTTCGCGGATAGGTCATCATGGCGCGATCAGGCCTTGAGCGGCTTCAGCGCGCCATTGCGAAATTGGCGGTTGAGCCAAGAGAGCATCTCGGACGATTCCCGCGTCAGCATCTCCGCCAGGGTCGAAGGCTCACGCGCATGGATGGTGGGAGCATAATGCATGTTCACGTCTCCGCCCGCGCCCAACCCGCCGCCATGCGAACGCAAACCGCTTGCGAAATCCCGTGGCACCACCATCTCGCCCTGATGGATGTTCGCCACCATGTCGCGACTGACCTCCCAGGCACCGACATCGAAGGAGACAAGCGAACCTGCCCAGCTCATTGCGCCACCAAAGGCACTGGCCGCTGCCGCAGGCGCCAGTTCCGGCCCGACGACCGGAATCGCCGCGGTCGCCGCATAGGCACCAGCCGCGGCGACCGCGGCATTGTCGGTAATCTGCCCGACCGCGGTCGCGGTCTGGGTTGTTTTGGTTGCGAATTCCTGCGCGATCTGGGTTTCGATCCAGTTTTCCAGCATGTTTTCGCCCATGCCGAGAAAGGCTTTGAGGATACCTTCCGCCACCTGCAGCATGAATTGCTGGAACGATTTGCCCTGAAAAATCAGACCGTCCAGTGCCGAATTGAAAGACGATTTGATCGAATTGCCGAGCTGGAGCCATTTCTGGGTCTCCTCGCTCGCGAGTTGCGCATCAGCGGTCTGGACATGATGGTTGAAGGAGTCCAACAGCTGCTGCCGCTCCTTCTCTGCGTCGGCAAAGGCTTTGTTGCCGGCCACAAGCCCCGCATGCTCGGCATTATACCGCTTTAGCACTTCCTGCTCGATCGCCTGCGTCAGGCCCACTTCCGCATCGCGGCGCTCCTGGGCGCTGATTTCGTGCGCCTTGTACTCGGCCTCCAGCTTCGCGGTCGTTTCGGCGAGTGCGTCATTTTCCTGCTTCAGGAACAGTTGAAAGCTGTCTTCCTGCAACTGGCGTTTTTTCGTTTGATATTGCTGCTCGATCGCCGAAAGCCGGATCGTGTGCTCCTGGTCGAGCGACTCTTCCTGGGCAAAATCTTTGGCCCGCGCGGACGCGTTGCCGGCATCCGCGGCCTCCCGGCTTTTGAGCGCGTCGCGGGCCGCCTGATCGCGGGCGTTTTCGAGTTCGACCGCCTGGGCTTTCCACTGATCGAGCGATTCCTGTCCCTGGGCCAGCGCGAAATTGTTGGCCTGGCGCTCCGCATCGATCCATTTGAGTTCGGATTGTTCATGGATGCGGGCCAGCTCGTCCGCTTCCCTGCGCGCTTGTTCGACTCGTTGATCCGAGCCCTGTCGCGAGCCGTGCTGTTCCGGGGCGCGCGCAGCATTGGACATCGCTTCTGTCGCGAATTGCTCCAGCGCACCGAGCTGTGCCTTGGCCGCTTCCACGGCATCGGTCAGCGAGTCGTCGAGTTCGGCACCGATGGTAATCCGGACTGCGGCATCATCCGCCATGATCGTCCCTCCGGTCGCGCACGAGTCCTGCCTGCTTTGCGATCGTGCCAAGAGCCATCACAAGTTCGAGCGTCTCGACCGGCATTTCCTCGAATTCGTCCCGGGTCAGCGCGGCATGCGCCCGGGTGAGGGCGAGATGCGCGACCGTGACCAGCTGGTCGTACGTCGCCGCATCCAGAAAGCGCGCGAGTTGTGCGAGATCGCCGCCATCCTGCGCGCGCGCCTGGACGACACGCGGGATGAGATCGAGCAGGATGGGGACGATCACACGATTTTGCCGCGGCGTCAGACGCGGGACCGGCCAGTCGCGCCCGGCAAGCGCAATGGTCGGCGTATCGGCAGCAGAGTGGTCCATCAATTCAACCTCAATTGTCCGTCAGGAAACAGCCGCATCAGTTCTTCCGCGGCATCGACATCGCGAGGGCGCGGCTTGTAGCCGAGCCACGACGCGACCATGACCGTCAGTGGCGGATGCCGGCGCCATTCTTCCCGCATCGCTTCGAGGCGCGGCACGGTCAGCGCATCTTCCCAATAGTCGGGCGTCGTGCCCGGAAGGAAATTCACGAACTGCGCGATGATCGCATCCCAGTCCGGCGCCTCGTCGCAGAAAGCACTGCTGCCCGCGCTTCGCGCCCCGGACATTAGCCCCGTCTGTCGCGCGATGGTCGCGAGGGCATCCAGCAGCTCGAATGTCGCAATGGGCCAGTTGTCGAATGCATGCCGCGATAGCGAGGGATGGGCCCGGGTCAACGCGGCGAAGACGATCTCGAGCAGATTGTCGTAGTCCGCCGCCGGCCGCGCACCCAATGCCATCAATCGCGGCACAACGATCCGGTTCTGCCGTGGCGCGAGAAACGGAATGGGCCGGGAGCGGCCGGCGATGACGATGCACAGATCGCCCATGCCAGGGTTGGCCACGCGCGAAGCCTATTCGCTGAACGCGAAAGTGCCCCAATTGTTGTTGGGGTCGGCGAATGCCGTGAACTCGAAATCCTGGATGGTGTAGTCGGTGTTCTTGAATGGCAGCGACCATTTCGCGGCCCGGCAGGCATTCAGTTTCAACACCAGCTTCTTTTCGACGCCCTGCACGAAATAGTCCTGCTTCGCCATGATCTCGAACACCGGTCCTGTTCCCATCAGCTGGTTGGCAAGAGAAAGCTGGACAAGGCTCGTGGCCGAATAGCCGTAATAGACGACAAGGGGGACGTTCTCATCGCCGGCGTTGAACGTGTAGCTGCCCGCTCCCGCCGCACCCGGCACGTATTGGCCGACGGCCGGCGTGGCCGTCACCGGCTGCAGCTGCGCGCCATTGGCATAGAAGACACCGAGATCTTCGAGAAAACTCGCATGGTTGGTAACCTGATAGGCGGTCGAAGAGAGGGTGAACGGCTCGGCCACCGCCATATCGATGCCCGCGCTGTCGGTTTCGGTGCTGCCGAGGAGCAGATTGTTGACGGTCGCGCCCTGGATGCGCGCGAATTTCGCCTTGCCGGTGACCTTCATGTTCGCCGGAGCGACATCGATCGGCATCTTGTAGGCGCCGCTCAATTCCTTGAGCGTGACCGCAACGTCGATCTCCAGATCCTGGAGCACGCCCAGGAAGGACGGCTTGGCATTGGCAATGTCGGTGCGCTTGCCGATCGCAGTTCCGACGCCGAAATTGAGTTGCATGGTTTCAATCCTTTCGGGATGGCATGAAGAGTGGGGAGATCAGGCGTTGACGAGGATCTCGACGGGAACGATCGCTTCGGATTGGCCGGAAAGGCCTTCGGCGATGGTGATTTCGCCGGCGATCCGGGCATGGCTGACAAGCCCGCCCAGCGTCTGGCGATAATTCTGCCATTGGGTCCATGCCAGCGCCCCCATCACGGCGTCGAGCAGTCCATTCATCTGGGTAGAGACCGGTGAAACCGGATCGTTGCTTTCGCAATAGAGGAGCAACCGGCATTGCAGCGTGACAAGCGGCGGCTTGCCGACAGGCGCTTCCCAGTTCTCGCCCAGTTCGACCTGCAGCAGAGCCGGCTGCAGACTCTGATCGACATCGGAATATTCCCGGATGCGACGGGTCTTGGTCACGAAGGGCGCCGACGCGCCTACCAGCGCAAACAGCGCGGCGTAGATGTTCTCCCGCGAAAATTGTGGCTCGCTCATGAGATGGCCTCCCCGACCAGTTTGCGGATGGCGTCGACCGCGCCACTGCGCTTTTCCGCGAGCGCGCTGCGCAGATAGGAGCGCTCCGGCAACGCGATCATGCGATTGTGCGCGGTGATCCGGCCGCCATATTCCTGGATGCGCGCATAGGGAACGCTGCCGTCGCTTCCGACGGATGCCGTGATCTTTCCGGCTTGCGCATCGCCCTGCGCCTTGATGCTGCCAAGAAGCGCACCGCTGCGGATCTGCAGCACCTGGCCGGACAGGTTTGCTTGGACACGGGCGAGCAGGCCATCGCCTTGTACCTGGAGTCCTCGCGCAAGTTCGCTTTGGAGCGACGCCCGGATCGCCGCGAGCCGCGCCGTTGCCTGCGTCGCATCGACAAGGATTTTCAGCACGGCCGTGTCTTTCTATGGCGGCGATGTCGGTCTAGACCGGCAGCATGTTCCGATAGGGCTGGAGGAGGCTTTCGACGAACTGGTCGAGACGCGCATTGTCGAAGGTCACGGTTTCATTGCCGCCGAGCGAATGCGTCTTCTCGCCGATACGCTGGGAATAGCGGAACATTTCGCTCGTCAGTTCGATCGCCGCCTGGGCGAGATCGGCCGGAACATAGCCGTAGCTGATCAGAACGTTCTGCCCATTGTCGGCGCTGTTGAAATCATAGGTGCCGGCGAGTGCGTCCAGCGCGTATTGGCCCTGTTGCGGCGCCGCGTCCACGAGCGCAAGCGGTGTGCCGTTCGCATAGATCACCGCGACATCGCTGGCCCACGCGCCATAAGGCGCCACCACGCTTGCCGCGCCGTTCGCCACCAAGTGCGGCTCGCCGCTGATCTGATAACCGGCCTGATAATCGACGAACACATAGTCGCCACCAAACGTCACATTGTGGAGCGTAACCTCTTGATGGGCGCCCGGCGGCGTGCCGTCCCAGGCCTCAAGCGTGAAGCCTGCGGTCAGCGAAGGCGACACAGCACCGCAAGTCGTCGTCAGCGACGCAATCGCGATCACCGGATATTGCCGCAGCACCATGCTGCAGGCACGGGGCGCCTTGCGCACTTCGCTCACGCTGCGCGGCAGGATGGCGGGACGCTGGATATAGGACAGGATCTGCCGGCTGGCGCGGGTGATGAGCCCAGACAGAGCCGCGTCGGAATTGGTGTCGCTGCGGCCGAGCCACGCCTTCACATCGGTCAGCGTGGTGAGATCATTCGCGGCCATGCTCGCCCTCCCGGGATTCCAGGACGAGTAAGCGCAACGCGGCATTTGCCATATTCCAGCATGTTGGAACTCCGCGCTCCTTCAGCCAGTCGAACATCTCATGGCGCGATAGTGCTTCCACCGGCGGCAAAGTGCTCCGGTCGGGCGCTTCCCATTCGGCAAAGCCATGGGCGCGCAACGCGTCGAGTGCGTCGTCGGAGATTTCACAGGTTCCGTCGGCGGCGATCTCGATCGGCTGTCCGCGCCAGGTGGCGGCTCCTTGTGCGATGCATTTGGGCATATGATGCGATCCTCGAAAAAGAGAACGCCATGGCTCGCGAGAAGCGAGCCATGGCGAACATGCGAGACGGGACGGCTTAGCCGTTGGCGATGTTGGTGATGACGCCCAGCGCGAATGGCGCATACACGGCCAGCACCTCTTCGGCGTAGATGCCATATTCGCGACGGCGCGTGCGCAGCGGCCAATCGACCCGATAATAGTCGCGCCGTGTGATCACCTCGGCGACGTTCGGCACTTCGTTGGACTGGTACCATTCCGGCAATTTCGCGCAATGCACGAACAGCGTTCCGGGCGGGAGGTCCGGATGCGCTACGACGGGAATCATGTCGCCGCCACCCGGCTCGTCCATGCCGCCGCCGACAAAGGGATTGTAGTAGTATTTAACCTGGCCGCCCGCGGTGATCGCATAGGGCTGGCCCGGCGTGGCGCTCACATCGTAACGCAGGAGCGGACCCGAGGCGTTGCTCAGCACCTTGCTGGTGATGTTCTTCTGCTCCTGCGAACTCACGAAGATCTGCGTGGGGCCGAGACGGTAATTGTCCCACATGGTCTGCAGCAGCGTATCGATTTCCACGATCGAACCGCGGCCCGACGCGGTGAGCGGTGTGCCCGCGCCGGCCGTGCCGGTCGGCTGCACCGTCACATTGCCGCCGGCGAACGCGTTGGTGACGAAGCCGTCGAACGCCAGTGCGTTGGTGGAATTGTCGGCGGTGACGGTCGAAGCCGCCTGGCGGCCGGTGGCAAGCGGCGCAGCGAACGATGCGCTGTTGATGGTGGTGATCGCCTGCAGCGTTTCCGAACCCGCGGTCCCGACAAACCAGGCATAGGCGACGGCGCCCTGCACCGGCGTCGCGCTTGCGAACAGGGTCTGGCCCAGCGTCACAGCCTGGGTCGTATTGGTCGAGCGGTTGGATGTGCCGCCATTCAGCGTGTAGGTGTTGCCATCGAGGCCGGTGATCGATTTGGTGGGCGCGAAGCCGGACGCGGCATTGCCCTTGCAGTTGAGCCAGCCTTCCAGCGTCATCGCCATGACGATCACGGAATAGGTGGCCGAAGGCAGGGTGCCGCCCGAACCCGACGCGCTTGTCGTCGGCGCCGACGGCGTGCCCAGCGCCAGGCTGGTATTGCCGGCGAGAAGCCCCGTCTCTTCCTTGCGCATGGTTTTCTGCAACAGGCGCAAGGACACGGTGGTGTTCAGGTCTTCAAATCCGGCAGCGGCGGATTCGGCTTCGAAGGTCAGATAATCTTCCTCACCGATCGTCACATAGGTCGCGGATTTGTCGCTCGCGCTGTAGCTCATCGCGGCCGAACGCTGGCCTTCGGGAATCCATCCCATGGCGTCGAAGCCCGATCCCGTAAGCGCGGTGATCTGCTTCCAATGCGCCGCCGTGCCATAGCCAGCCGGCCGGCCGACGCGCGGCGTGAGATTTCGGAGCTTCGTGACGATGGGATAGAGGTTTTTCGCCGGCGCCTGCAGATCGTAGAAGACCAGCCCCGATCCGATGGTGACGGATTTGGCGAGATCCGTTGAGGCATTGGTCAGCGCGGCCTTCATCAAGGCCAGGGTTTCAGCCGTCATGTTCATGCTATGTTCCTTTCAAGAATGCGCGACTCGGCGTCCGGTTGTGACGGGTGGACGGTTCAGCGTCCGGGAGCGCCGGGGAGTGGATTGGCGAGGGTGAATTTCATCAGCACACGGGCGCGCTGTTCGGCGCTCAGCGTGTCCAGATGTTTGCGGAACTGTTCGACCGGCTCGCCATTCGGTTCGCCGCGGTCCTGACCTTTCGTGACCGTACGCGCGCCACGCAGAACGGGCCCGCCGGATACGGGCAACGCGCCCAACCGTGCAGCTTCCGATTCCAGGCGCGCGATTTTCGCGAGCGCCGCGTCGAGCCTGGGCGCGATCGCCGACGGCGAAGCGGCGCGGGCACTGTGGCGCTTGTCGATCGAATCCGCGTCGTCACCGCAGTCGCTGTCGTCGTCGCCCCTGTTGTCGCCACTATTGTCGCCAATGTCATCGGACATCGCGCCGTCGCAGGCGGCGCCGAGCGCCACAGCGGTATCGTGCAACGCCTGCACACGCGCAAGGTCGATAGCGGAATGGCGCGCGCCCATCCTGGCGAATTTGCGCAGCTCCGTGGAGCCGTCTTCCTTGACCACCTGGAAGGTCGCGGTCGGAATACAGGGGCTGTCGACCAGCGAGATTTCCATCGGTCTTGGCGTGTAGCGCGTCAGTTCGGGTTGCGCGCTGTCGGGCCAGCGCTTCAGATATTTTCCGCCCATCGAAAAGCCGGTGTAGACGCCTTCCAGCACCTTCTGCCATTCGCCGTCATCCACGATCTTTCCGCAGGCTTCGATGCGGCGCTTATCGTCGTCGAATGTGAGGCTTTCGAGCTTGCCGACCGCCACCTGGCCATGCATGGCCCTGAGATTGCCGAGGCTCCTGCCGTCGGACGCTTTGGCGATGTCAGCCGACCAGGATTCGAATTCCGGCCGTGCGCTGGCATAGTCCATGATCTCGCCGGATTTGTCGGCGATCTCCTCCGCCACCGTGCCATAGACGAGGCGCCGCGCGGCATCGACCTTGGTGATCGGAATGAACAAACGAAAATCCATCGGATGACTCCTTTGTGAATGTCGAGACAGGGCGACGCGCGGGAACAAAACCGGTATTCACGGGCCGGCATTGTCGTGCGATACTTGGTTGCTGAGACTGGCTTTCACGGGGGAAATCACATGCTGCGAAATAAATTGCTTGTCGCTGCCGCGGTTGTCGTAGCCGGTGCCACCGGCGCAAACGCGAGAATCGTCATTTCTCACGGACCGACAGAAAACATGAGTTGCGCAACAGGGGTCTGCACGCCGACGAGTTCGAATGCCGTGCTCAATGTCGGGGATCTGGAAGCACTACTCGCAACCGGCAATCTCGAGATCGATACACACGCCAAACATGTCAATGCAAAAACAATCGATTTCGAAGTGCCGGTCCAGTGGTCTTCGCCATCGATGCTGGTCCTGACCGACAGTAACACACTGGTAAACCAGCGCGTTTCCGTGACTGGCTCTGGTGGCGTCAATATTTTCACCTTCGAAAGACTTATTTTCGGCCCCAAAGGCAAGATCACATTCACCGGATCGTCTGGGACCCTGATCATTAACGGAAGTACTTATCAGCTAGTGAGTACGCTGCCTGCCCTCGCCGGCGCCATCGCAGCAAATCCGCAAGGGGACTTTGCGCTTGCCAATTCATACAATGCCAGCCAGGACGGCGTTTATAGTGTTTCGCCTATCTCGACCAATTTCGACGGATATCTGGTTGGTCTTGGAAACACGATTTCGAACATATCCATCAACAATGCCAATGAGTGCTGCGTGGGAGGGTTGTTCGAGAGCATTTCCGCGCGCGGCGCTGTCGCTGGCATAAGGCTGAAGAACCTTTCCGTTTTGTCCAACCATGGGGCCGCCGGGCTGGTATACGAGAACTTCGGTATACTGTTCTCCAACTCTGTTACGGGCAGCGTTGCTGGCGGTTCGGATGCCTCCGCTGTCGCGGGATTGGTCGCCATTGACTATGGACAAGTCAACGCCAGCTACTCCTCGGCGTCAGTGACTTCGTCAAGTGGCAATTCCGACGCGGGCGGCCTGGTTGGTGCCGAATTCGGAATGACGCAAAACTCCTTTGCGACAGGAGCGGTTTCAGTCAGCGGAGCCGGCAATATCGGCGGCCTTATCGGAGAGGTAGCCGAAAACGGTATGGCAGCCGACTGCTACGCCACTGGGAACATATCCGGAGGCCCTGGTTCAAATGTCGGCGGTATCGTCGGCCAGAATGACTTCAATAGCAATCAAGTGTCGACCAGCTATGCCATTGGAGTCGTTTCCGGCGGAAGCGGAAGCGCAGTAGGAGGAGCCTTTGGGGTGAACGACAGCAAGCGCGTGGTATACGAATATTGGGATACAACAACCAGCGGTACGAGCATTGGTGTGGGACTCGGCAATGGCAGCGAGATTACTGGCCTCACCAGCGAGCAATTGGAAGCCAACTTGCCATATGGTTTCGACACGAAAACCTGGGCCGAGAACCCGAAAATCAATAACGGATTTCCTTATCTGACGAGCAATCCACCACCGAAATAGCTTTTCCTGAATTGCAACGATCACTCGGTCTCTAGCGGCGCCAGGCCGCGGGCGGCGCGGACTTCGTTGACGGTGCGGATACCGGACTGGACATCGGCGACATCGATCGCCGCGGCGGTTTTCGGATCGGTTTCGCGATCGTCGACCGCCACCATTTCGATATCGCGCCAGCCCATGCGGTCGAACAGGATGCGGAACAGGCGCCGGAAATAGTTGAGCACCGGCAGAAGCCCCTCCTCCACCGCCACATCGTGGGCGCTCTCAGCGGTGGCGCGGTTCATCATTGAAACGAAAGGCTGCGGGCTGATCGAGAAAGCGAAGCAGATGAGCCGCGCCAGGAATTCGTCGTAGGGATCGTTCAATTGCGGCGGCTTCAGCGGCACATAGGCGATGCCGCCCGGCACCCAGAGCCCCTGGCGTCGCGCCTCGACATTGCCGGCGAACAATCCGTCCCAATAGGTCTGCCAGCCGCGCAGCTGATCCATGGTCCAGGATTCGGGCGCGGTGAAAATCCCGTCGGTCAGGTTGCCGTCGGTATAGAAGGCCAGCTGATGCATCTGGCGGCGGATCAGGGTGTTGGCGGTCAGGATCACCTGCTCGACCGGCGAATAGCCATAGACATGCCCCGGCCGCCGGTTGCGCGGAAAATAGATCAGCTGGTCGCGCGAGAAATCGGCCGCCGGCACGCCGTGCAGGATCTGCTGATAGGCGACGTCGGGAGATTCCGGCGTGCGGCCATCGGCATCGATGCGCGGTGCGATCGTGGCGCCGTCCACCGGCTCAAAACCGTAGATGCCGCCGCTGCGGTCCGGCCGCAGGAACAGCGACACCGCATCGGTGACGAACATCTCCTCCGCCAGCATCCGCATCCAGCCGCTGAAATCATGTTCGCGATCGGGAAAGGCGAAGAACGCCTGCGCCGCGCCAATTTCAGCGGCAAAGGCGCTTTCCGCGGAGTGGGTGCCGTCGGCGCGCTTTCTTGGCCGCACGTCCCAGTCCTGCGCCTCGACTTGATCCTTCCGGGTTTCGATGACGAGGCGCAGCAGATCGCAATTGTCGGCCAGCATATGCAGATCGGCGAACGACACAGGCTCGGCAGAACGCGGCTGGTATTGCAGATTGTAGCCGACGGGATAATCGAAGGCGCGGCCGCCCGTGCCTTCCGGCGCCAGCGGCTTCACGGGCTGCATCGGCCCGAACCAGGTGGTGGGCGCCGCGCCGGAAATGACATAGCGCACGGCCTGCCCCACCCGCGCGGCAAGGGACGGCGACACGGGGCTGACCCGCGCGCCCGGGATCGACAGATCGGGCATATGGTCCTCTCGGGAATGAAGGAAGCGGTGCGCGCTTGCAGCGCACCGGACATCAAAAACCCGGCCGCCGTTGCCGGCGCCGGGCGCAGATGTTCGTCATGACAAAAATGATAGAGCGTTTGATCAAACGCGTCAAGCGCAAAAATGCATCGTGACGCGATTTTTCCGTAGACGGAACGTTATGTGGACGCCTCTTTTTGCCCACATGCCTGTCCGTTGCTTTTTTTCTCGCAAAGGCAAGATCGCTAGCTCTCGCCGCCTGTCTTTCGCTCAAGCTTCTTTTGCAGGCTTTTGCTGGCGGCTTCCATGCGTTTGCGCTCGGCTTCGTCCTGGGCTTGCGTGTCGCCGGCTTTCGGCTTGGCGTGGATATAGCCGGCGGCGTTGCGGGCCATCTGGTCGCGACGCGTTTCCCCCGATTTGCCGTTGCGCATCACGCGGAGCATGTAGTCGACGGGGAGTTCGCTCGCGGGCGAATCCGGCGCGTTTTTTGCGGGTGACACGCGCTTCGCGGATGCCTTCTTCGACTTCTTCTTCGCGGGCTTCCTTTTCGGCTTCCTGGCTGGCGCCTTCGCCGGCTTCGTCTCGACCTCGCTCTCTTCGGTGCTCATGCGCCTCTCCCTTCCCGCTGCGCGCGCAATAGATCGTGGCGCGACGCATCTGTCTTCACAACCTCAGGCAACTTAAAGCCTGCCCTGCCGCCGCCGCACTTCATGGGCGGCGAATTCCAGCCAGCCGGCCGCGTTGCCGCGTTCGAGCATGAGTTCGGTCAGCGCCCAGATGCAGGCATCGGCACGGTCGGGCGAGCCGTCGCCGAGATACCCTTCGGTCGAAAAGGCGGAGAGCTGGTCTTCCAGCTCGCCCAGTCCCAGGGCGTGGCCCACTCTGCCTTGTTCGTAGAGCGCCGCGATCGGCTCGGCGCGGGCCACCTTGCCGCGCGAGGCGGTGACGGATTTGATTCGCGCGCCGACATTGGCGGCCTTCAGCACCTCTTCCACCAGCGCGCCGCCGAAATTGGTTTCGACCACCACGCAATCGGCCTTGTGCTGCGCCACGGTTTCGGCGACGCGCCGCGCCCAGCCCGCGGGCGAGAGCGAACAGGTGGCATCGGCCAGCACGCAGGCGCGGCCCTCCATCGTCTTGCCCGCCGCCACGATGCCCACACTGTCGCGGCCATCGCCGCCGCGCGTGCCGGAAGGATCGACTCCCACCACGACGCGCACCAGATCCGGCGTGGTGCCTTGCGACTGCGCGGCCTCGAGCATGGTGCGGGTCCACAACGCGCCGGGCACATCCTCGAGCAGTTCTGCCTCGATTTCCTGGCGCCCGAGCCGCGTGCCTTCATAGCGGCGGATCACCTCGTCGAAGAAGGCGGGCGCGAGATGTTCGCGGTTGTCGAAGGTCGTGCCGCGCGTCATCACCGTGTCGCTGCGCGCCATGATGGCTTTGAGCAGCTTCAGCGGCCTGGGCGTGGTGGTGATCACCTGTTGCGGCCGCACGCCAAGGCGCAGGCCGAATTGCAGATTGTCCCATGCCGCGTCGAGCCGCTTCCATTTCGCCAGTTCGTCGCACCAGGCGGTGTCGTGCTGCGGGCCGCGCAGCGCGTCGGGCTCTTCGGCCGAATAGAGCGTGGCGATGGCGCCATTGGCCCAGGTGAGCCGGCGCTTCGACGGCTCGAACACCGGCCGGTTCCAGGGTGGCGCGATCGCCAGCAAACCGCTCTCGCCTTCCACCATCACATCGCGCGCATCGGCGGCGGTGGCGGCGACGAGCGCGATCCGCCTTCCTCTGCCGCTTTCGGCACGGGCGCGAATCCATTCCGCGCCGGCGCGCGTCTTCCCTGCGCCGCGGCCGCCCATATAGAGCCATGTCGTCCACGCGCCTTGCGGCGGCTGCTGTTCGCTGCGACCCCAATAGGGCCAGAGATAGGGCAGCGCGCGCTTCTCCTCTGCGGAGAGTTTGAGAAATTGCCCATTGCGGCTGCGCGGCATCTGCACGCGCGCACCCTCGCGCAATCCAACCATGCGCCGTCTCCATGCTGAGTTGTCTGAAAGGACGCGACGCAGGAAGCAACCGCGGTTAACAAATGTGTCGCCGCTTAGGATGCGGGCCTGTTGCCCTTCTGGGCCGCGACCAGCGCGTTCCATTCGGCGAGGCCGTCGCTTGCAGGCTGGACAGGCACCTCGTTCAGGATCGCTTCGACAAAGGCGCGAAACTCCGGGCCGAATTGCGGGCGCGACAGTTTCCAGGCGGCGCGAAAGCCCGGCCGCGCCATGAAAAAGCGGACGCCGGCCACATAGGTGTCGTAGGTCGGCTTCGACATCAGTCCTGCCTTGTACTGCAGGATCGTATCCTCGCCGCTCAGAAACGACGCACGCGCGAGCAGCATCCATTGCGCGAATTCGACCGGCGTCAGATCGGCGTCACCCGCCATGCCCTTCAACCAAATTCTGGCCATCTCAGGATGGGCGACCGCAAGCGAGGCCGCCGAGGTACGGTCGGCACGGGCCTGCTGCATCAGGCCACGCTGGCTCCGCTCGGCATAACGCACCTGGAGACCCACATAGACAAGCGAGCACACCACCGCCGCCGAAGCGGCGATCTGGCTGATATAGAAGATCGTTTCGAGCGTCATGCGCCCCCCTCTGCCCCATCGACGCCTGGCACTATAGGGCAGGCATCACAGGGAGGCCCATCGGCCCCGACGAGCACCGGCCAATGGGGGCAATCACCGTCCCGGCGGCCGGCCGAGGGTCATGCGTTGGCCGCGCGCCAACTTTTTTCACCATGTGGCGAATTCCTGGCGCTCCGGCATTCGACGGCGGCGCGGCGCAATGCTAGAAGCCCCCTTCTTTTTTGCGAAGGAATTGGCACATGACGACAGACGACAAGGCCGCG